GTTTACAAACGGACTCACTGGAGTTCAAACTGGCTCTGCCAATGTTATTACTTTAAATCTTAACAGAATCGTCCAAGACTATTTCAAAACAGTAGACACTAATTACTTTGGGGCTACTGGAATCCTTTGTAAAGATATCACAGAAGAAGATATGGAAGGATTTAAAAGATACTTAATAGAGATTCTTGAAAGGATTTATAAGTATCACATTGCCTATAAGACACTTCTTTATCAAGTTGAAGATGCTGGTATGTTGAACGCATCAACGGCTGGATATATCAATATGCATAAATTATTTAGCACTATTGGTATTAATGGCCTTAATGAAGCTGCAGAATTCCTTGGAATAAAATGTAATTACAATGAAGAATATAAAGATTTTTGTCGTTTAATTACAGGTACAATATCCGAACAGAATAAACTTCACAGCAATAAAGATTTTCAATTTAATACAGAGCTGGTGCCAGCTGAGGGATTATCTAGCAAAAACTATTGCTGGGACAAAGAAGATGGATATTGGGTTCCAGAAGATAGAAATTTGTATAATTCATATTTCTATATTGCAAGCGACCCGAAAACTTCTGTATTGGATAAATTTAGACTTCACGGAAGAGAGTTTACAGAACTTCTCGATGGTGGTGTCGGGCTTCATTGTAATCTTGAAGAACATTTAACGAAAAAGCAATATCTTAAATTAATAGATTTTGCAGTTAAAAATGGCACCTCATATTTTACATTTAATATTCCAAATAGTCAATGCGATGATTGTGGATATATCTCAAAGTTCCCAATTCATGAATGTCCAAAATGTGGTGGAAAACACATTACTTGGTGGACTAGAGTTATAGGATTCCTTAGGCCAATAAAATTCTTTGACAAAGAAAGATATAAGGAGGCTTTAACAAGGGTCTATAGTAAAAAAGAATCCATATGACAAAAAATCAAGAAGAACAATTAAAAGATTTGTATTTCAAAGTAAGAGCATACGCTAATGAAGATGATTCAGAAGATGCTGAATTCTTATTTTATGAAATAGAAGAGTTAATTGGTGATATTTCAAAATGGATTAAGCGATGATAAAATTTGTAGATTTTAAAGTTACATTTTCAGAAGTTCCAGATGAAATAACTTTATGTATAAATCTTAGTTGCTGCCCACATAAATGTGACGGATGTCACTCTCCATATTTACAAAAAGATATTGGAGAAATACTGAATAAAAGTGAACTAGATAATCTCATAAAAGATAACAGTGGAATAACATGTGTGTCTTTTATGGGTGGAGACAACGACATTCCATCATTGTGTTATCTAGCAAACTATGTAAAAGAAAAGTATAATTTAAAAGTATGTTGGTATACTGGTTTAAGCTGGTCTCCGCGTCAAATAGATAGACCAGCAGTAAAAACTTTTGATTATATTAAAACTGGTCCATATATCAAGGAACTTGGACCGTTGACATCAAAAACAACGAATCAAAGATTTTACATTAAGGGGATTCATTTAAACAAACTCGATGCAAATCCGCATATGTTTTATGACATAACAGATAGATTTTGGAATGATGAGAATCGTGCCTAAAATCACATAAAATAAGACTAATGATAAAGATAAAAGTAAAGCAAATTAGGGGAAAGATAGAACTTCCTAATATTATAAATAAGGGAGATTGGATTGATTTGCGTTGTGCAAAAAAGACAACAATTATTGGTCCTTTGAAGCAGAAAGATAACAATGCTGTTACTTTTAACAATACGCTGATACCTCTTGGTATTGCAATGGAATTACCAAAAGGATACGAAGCTATTGTCTGCCCAAGAAGTAGCACCTATAAACATTATGGTGTAATTCAATCAAATTCGATAGGAGTTATTGACAATTCTTATTGTGGCAATGATGACGAATGGATGATGCCAGTAATCGCATTTAAGAAAACCACGATACCAGAAGGTGATAGAATTTGTCAATTTAGAATTCAATTAAGTCAAAAAGCTACTATATTACAAAAGATAAAGTGGCTTTTTACAAATAAGATATCAATAGATATTGTTGATGATTTAAATTCTGATAATAGAGGTGGTTTTGGTAGTACTGGAAACAAATAATGGGAATTTTTAATAGAGAAAATAAAAATGAAGTATCTTTTAAAAACACATTATTGAAAGTAGGAATACCAATTGTTACCTTTAAAATAGACAGAATAAAATTGAATTTTATTTTAGATACTGGTGCCACAACATCATTAATAAATTCTTCGTCTTTAGATAAAATAAAGAAAAAGGATAGAGTTAATGATAAATACGATGTGGTTACTGGCCTAGATCCAAATATTGAATATAGGGCAGAAAAATATATAATACCAATAAAATTAAAAAATAAACAATTTTCAGTAGAATTTTGCTCAATGTCATTAAACGCAACATTTAATGATATACAACAAGAGACTGGAATTGTTGTTGATGGGTTATTGGGTAGTGATTTCTTTGAAAAGAACAAATGTACCCTTGATTACAACAAAATGACAATGATTTTTAATAATGAATGAAATTTATAGCGTAAGAAGTTACCCAACCCTTTTTGTGTATACTTGTTATGATATCGATGCTAAAAAACTTAAGCAATATGTAATATCTAAAACAAGAAATGATATTGTTGAAATTCTTAAACATCTAGAAGATGTTAAGAATCAAATAGGTTTTGGTAATTTGTCAAAAGACTATTATTTTCTTCATAATATAATAGAGAGTCGTAATTTCATTGAAAAAATGAGTTCAATAAACATTCTTTCAATGTTTAAAAGAATTAATGAAAAGATATCAAGCGGCGAAAATGATATTATAGAGAAAAAATATATGTCTCAATGCGATCTGGAAAGATTTTTTGGATTTTCAGTATTTGATAAAAACATATCTCTTACAGATATAAAGATAGCCTTGGGAGAGATGGATATAACAGATTCGTCTTTTAAACTCGGATTTAACTATAACATTAAAGAAGAAGACATAAAAGATATTCTTGTGGAGTGCGTATATGATGTTAGAACAATAATAAGACTATATTATATCGCAATCGGAAAAAGTAAGAATCCAAATTATTCCAATGTTAATTTAATTTCTGCAAGATACAAGCTGTGCGAAGAAACAAATATTTCTGGAATAAACTATTCTCCAACACTATTTGCTAAATTATATTTTATAAAACTATATCAAAAATTAGGTGGAACATATAACACTCAAGAATTAACATCAAAAGCAAAATTAAATGATAAGACAATACACTTAAAGAATTGTGTACCGTATTATGCTATGTTTTCTTCAAGAGAATTTAATGATGTTGTTAATAGAATTGTCGAATATCCAATATCTTCAAATCCACAATTTCTATATACCACATCTTTTGCTGGAATTCCGCTGAAGTTTGGTATGGGAGGATTACATGGTTGCGATTATTCTGGAAAATATGAAACAGATGAAGATCATTTCATAATTGATATAGATATCGTGTCAGATTACGCATCCATAGCGACCGGTTTAAACATAAAACCAAGACATATGGATGATAACTTCATCAAAGCGATGAAAGAGGTTCTTGAAAAAAGAATTTCTTACTTAAGAAAACCAGATGATATTAGTAAGGGTATTGTTGTTTTAACAAAATCTATTCTTAATTATATCTATGGAAAAACCAAAGAAGAAGATAGTCCGTTTTATGATTTAGAATATTCAGCAAAAGTTATAATTGCAGCTCAGCTTTTAATGGCTAAATTTATGGAGCTCCTTAAAAATAGGATAGACGACATAAGATTTCTCATGGTAAATACCGACGCAATAACATTTATAGCACCAAAGTCTAGTAAAGAAAAGATTTTGGAGGCTATGTCAAAAGTAAAAGAGCTGATTCCTACTATTAGATTCAAGGTAAAAACATATAATAGAATATTTATTAAAGATGTTAACAATTATCTTGCATACAATTATGATAGTATAACAGCAAAAGGTATTTTTGACTATAATGTTGATATTGCTAAAGATAATTCTTCTAAGATTGTTCCAAAATTGCTGAGGGATGTTCTTGTGTTTAATAAGAATATAGATGAGGCAATAAAAGATTATGATATAAACGATTTTCTGATAAAGGCAAAAAATAACTCAAAATTATCATATACAAAGCTTGCTTGCGGATTAAAAATTTCAGAAATGATTCAAAATCCATCAAGATTTTATTATAGCAAAGACTATAAATCTTCTGGATATATTTCAAAGTATGTAAATGGTACGCCAATAAAGTCTTGTGATGATTTTCCGGTTACGCTGCTTAATGACAAATCTGAAACTCGTCCAGAAATAAACTATCTTTATTATAAACAAATGGTTGAAGAAATCTTATGTGAAGTTAATTTTCATCCAGATAAAAGCTTATTGTTTTAATGAAAACATTTAACATTAAAAACGAAGATAACGTGTTTTTTACATCAGATACACATTTTGGTCACAAAGGAATTCTTGATTTCTGTGACAGAAAATATAATTCTGTCGAGGAAATGAACGAAGGAATTATATCAAATTGGAACTCTGTTGTTAAAAAAGATGATTTTATCTTTCATCTTGGTGATTTTGCTTTTGGTGGAAGCGAACTTTGGATAAACACCCTTAAAAGATTAAATGGAAACATTATTCTTATAAAGGGAAATCACGACGCAAAAAACTATAGAGAAACATACGACAAATTCTTTGTTTATACTACAAACGAATTATTCATAACTGTTGGAGAACAACAGATACTTCTAAATCATTATCCGCTACTTACATATGCTGGAATATATAAACAAAATCCAGTATGGCAACTTTTTGGACACGTCCATACATGTAAAACAAAAAAGTTCAACAAAGGAAAGGATTTTGAAAGGTTGAAGTATTTGCTTCCAACACAGTATGATGTCGGGTGTGATTTTAATGATTGTACCCCGGTATCGTTTGACAATATAAAACAAAGAATTAAATATCAAATAGAAAATAATGTAAACATAACTCATTGGATAAAATGATTTTTGTTGGTATTGTACTTTTGTTAATCGCAGCAATCTTGGTATATGTGCAAATCAAATTTAATGCTCCGTTCACATTAAGATTTAACGCTGCAATTAATACACTAGAATTACCGATTGTAACGCTTATTAGTAATGGTAGAGAATTTAACTTCTTGATTGATACTGGAAGTAATAAGTCTCACCTTAAAATAGGCGTTGCAGAACTAATGGACTCAAGACCAATATTTAATAAATCCGAAACAGTAGTAACAACTGGAAACGGAAAAGTTCAGCAATACGGATACTACGATGTAACTTTTACCATTGGCAAGAAACAAAAAATAAATCAATGTTTTGAGGTAATGGATTTAGAAGATACGTTTTCCGATTGGGGTTTACCAGTACATGGTATTCTTGGAGTTGACTTTCTTTCGTGTTTTGGATATAAATTAGATTTCAGCACATTTTCGATGCATGTATAATGTTGTTGTTTATGGAGCTGGATGGTGCGGTCCATGCGTAGAAGTTAAAAAACTTCTAGAAAACAATAATATATGTTACAAATTTATTGACATTGATGAAGATTCAAATGAAAAAATAGATTCAATAACAGCTATTCCATATATTGAATTTATAGATGACAATAATAATGTAATATATTCTCATACCGGAGCCATAGGTAAACGTCATTTATTCAAATTTATAAATGGTGAAATTAAAAGATAAAGAAGATCAAAATAATAATGGGGATAGAGTAAATCATCCCCATTATTATCAAGATCCTAGTGGTATTGAGTGTATTGATATTATCAGATATAGAGATTTTAATATTGGTAGTGCAATAAAATATCTTTGGAGGGCTGGTTTAAAAACTGAAGAAGGTATGGATATTTCTGACAAAGCAATAGAAGATTTGCAAAAATCAATATTCTATATCAACGATGAAATCAATCTAATTAAAGAGCAACGAAAAAAGAGTATTTAGTTTTTGATAATGGAGGACCTGAAATTAAGAAAGTTCCTGCTATTAGGTAGATATGGAGAAAAACGATTTCTAAAAGAAATAGAACCATCCATATTTAAATTAACAGGAGAAGACTTAGAATATATGAGAGTTATCTTTTCAGAAGATGGTAAATCAATTGAAGCGATAGATCCAAGTGGTGGTCCATTTATAGGAGTAAACTCATTTATTCTTAATAAAAAGTTATACGTCAAAGGTATTACCATAGACAAGGATACTCAAGATTTTTTAATACATACAGAAAATTGATATGTCTGAATATCAAAAAATTAATACGTTGTTTATGAGGGATGATAAAAATATTATCATCCCTCATTTATTTACTTTGCCAGAATACGAGTATTTAAAAGATAACATCTGGGAATGTACAGAAAAGATAGATGGTACAAATATTCGTATTGAGGTTGATGGTAAAAACATCGAATTTAAAGGAAGAACAGATAAGGCTAAAATTCCAGAAGAACTGCTTGAATTCTTAAAAGAGAAATTTACTCCAAATATTATTTTCCCATCACTTGGATATGATCCAAATGTTGGAATAAATGATAACACACATATAACCATATATGGTGAAGGATTTGGTCATAAAATTCAAGGTAAAACTGGTGATGCATACATAAAAAACAATGTGTCATTTATACTTTTTGATGTTAAAGTTGGACATTGGTGGCTCAAAAGAGACGCTCTAGAATCCATTGCCGAAAAGCTCGGAATTAAGATTGTACCAATTATAGGATACATGACAATTCCAGAAGCTATCAAATTTGTAAGAGATGGTTTTAACTCAAATATCTCAGAAGATAGAAATCTAATGGCCGAAGGATTGGTTCTCAAAACTCCAGCTGGATTACTTCTTCGAAATGGAGAACGAATCATCACAAAAATTAAAACTTATGATTTCACTAAATATATTGCTAAATTTGACAATATAAAGTAACTGCATCTGTTTTATGAATGTAACTAGACTTAATGTAGTCGGAGGTTGGAAGAGGGTTCTTAATGCGGCCAGAAGAACCGCTGGTAAAAAACCACTTGATAAAGAACCCTCTGATTATTTTAAGGCAAAAATACTGCTTGCAGAACATTCACCAATTAGATTACTTGAATATGATTGGACTTGGGAAGATATTAAGCATTGGGTTACGGTTCATCTAGTGCGACATCATGAGGGCTGTGAGAAGTTTGTCCATACACAAAGAGTAGATCGTAACGAAGAGTTAAAAGGTTTAAATCGAGATGATTTACCACAGGGCCTACTTAATGACATGGATATGACAGCAAACGCTCAAGCTTTAATAAATATCTCAAGAAAAAGATTATGTAATTGCGCTTCACCAGAAACGCGCGAAGCGTGGAAAGCGGTAATTGGGTTAATTAAAGAACAAGACCCAATACTCGCAGAAAAATGTGTTCCAGAGTGTGTCTATAGAGGATTTTGCCCAGAATTTGATAGATGTTGTGGATATGTTAACTCTGAAGCATATAAAGAACAACTTAAAATATATCGCAACCCACATAAAAATTAATTTTTAAACAAAAATTTACTAACGATAGTTAATATTTGATTAAAACATTTTGAAAATTAAAAACTTTTTTTTATATTTGCAACCAATAATTAATTTAAAATTAAACAATCAAATATTATGGGTAGAAAATGTAAATTATTCCCTAACTGTAATAAGTTACAGGAAAAATTTGACGTTCCAATAAATGTGCTATATACCTATATCCGCACGTATAATGATTATGCTGTTAGAAATAAAATAGACACAATCAAAAACAACGTTGCATATAGCGATGAAGATTTAGAGGAAATTTACAAAAACATATCTTCTTATAGGCTTCGAAAGATGCGCGATGAGAACTTTGCTAGAGCCGAACAAAAAAGTCTTATAAAATCGTTTGGCTCAGCGGAATCGTATGCTTTGAGCATGATTCAATCAAGCACCCTTACTGGATATGAGATAGAAGACTTAAGGCAAGAGATTGCATCAGAATTCGTTAATACTGTAAGAACATTCTCCGAAAGAACAAAGGTGTCACCAGATAACTTCATTAAAAGGGTTGGAGTTAGAGCACTGTTTAAAGTGGTACAGAAAAACCTTACAGAAAAAATAGTGTCAGATATGAAAGCCATTTCTTCGCCAGAAAAAGATGGTATGAGTGAAGATACTATAAACTCTCTTCAGGCATCAATAGATCTTGGAAGAAAGTTTTTGCCACTAATGGGTGCAACATCATATGATTTATTTAATGAGTTATGTATTTTAACAATTCCATTAATAAATAGTTTATATGATGTAAAAATACAAAACGATTTCACTGTTTCCGGTGGTGACATAAAACAGAACCAAGAAGCACTAGAAATAAGTGATAAAGAAGAGCCAATAAAGGATAGTTGGCAAGAAAATCTTGACAGTCGTCCAGCAGAAGGTTCTGTTAGTGCTATTGTTAGAAGGATTTTGTTAAACACACCAAAAGTAAAAATCGTTGCAACACCGAAGTACTTCTATGATGGAAAACAAATATCAGAAGAAGAACTATCAAACATATCAGAAGACGATATAAAGAAAATAAGCCAAGAATATGATACACATAGAGAGATTGTTCGTGGAACGATAATGAATAAGGCTCTATTTGCTGATCCATCACAAGAGATTAGAAGATTGTTTGGATTACTTGAAAATGCAACATCTGAAGACGAGATGATTTATATTTTAAATCAGCAAGAAAAATATACAGAACTTGCAGATTATCTTGAATCACATCCAAGAGAAAAGACGACATTTTTTGCTGACTTTAATAAGTATTTTCAGGAAATGTTTGCCGCAAAGATGGTAGAAAATCCAGATGGAACATTTTCAATATCAGTACCATCATTAAATGGTGGTGGAAAAGAATCTCTTGTTAAATCATATTTTGGAGACCTATCATACGGATCGATATCTGACAACTCTTTCTATAGAAAAGAAATTGTTATTGGAAAAGATAACTCTATAAACAGAAAAAATAGAATAACCGCCAATTATAAGAAATTCATTGCTTCAAAACAGTGGTTTGAAAGAATGACGGATCAAAGAGATTCAAAAGATCCTGACAGTTCAGAAATTAAACGACTGATTAAAAACAAGAATTATAACAGAGCAACAGATATTATTGCTGTTATACTTGATAATATGAATATCAAAAACGACATAACAGTTATCAATGAAATGGTACAAAATCCAATTCTTGTTGATAAATTTATATCTGCGGCAAAAGGATTCTATGATCGTGGCGAAACACAATTTCTTGCGTCTCAAAATAAAAAGGCAAAGAATATTGTTGATTTATTTAGAAACGATTCAAAGTTTATAGATTATTTAAATGAAATATTAAAACTTACAAGAAAAACAGATACAATGACACAGGCGTCTGTTGCAACGGTAGAGTACAATGGAAATACTGTGTCACAAAGAATACTACCATCAGCAATAACAAACTTTATAAAGAAAATTCATCAATATAATGAAGACGACCTAATAAACTGGTTAACAAAGACATACCTTGATGGGGATCAATTTATGATGGGCGATAGAATTTATAATAGATGGATAAAAGATATTATTGAAGCGGCACCATATTCTGGTTCTGGTAGTATAAAGGATTATTTCTCATTAA